ACCCTCGTTCTCCATACGCGCGAACGGCACGTTCAGAGCCTTGAACATCTTCTTCTGGAAGTAGCGAACGTCTTCGATCTCTCCGAGGTTCTGACCCGCCGGGAGAGTAGTGATCTCAGTACCCTTGCCACCCTCGCGACGTGGCAGCCAGAAGTCCTCGAGCATCGTCATGAACTTGCGATCGTCTCTGATCTCGCCGGTCGAGGCGTCGTAGACCAGCTTATTCTTGAAGCGAGTCATGACGTCCTTGAGGTACTGCTCCGCCTTCATCTTCGGCAGGTTACCCACGTCGATGTAGAACACTCGACGCTCAGGAGCTCGGCTGATCCTGTAGATCACCGTGGCGTCCTCGAGAGCCTTGAGCTGGTTCAATACCTTGATTGCCTTGTGGAGGTGTGAGAGCATCATGGTATTGTGCTTATCCATCATACCCGATGGAACCATGACGATCGAGTCCTTGGCGATCTTGAAGCCGGTCACGCCAGAGGCGCCGAAGTTACCGGTGTTCATGAAGCCACGCTCGTTGAACATGTAGAACTCGATCTCTTGCTTCACGATCTGAGCGAGTGATCCCTGGTCCTTGACCTTCTGGACCTGCTTGATCTTGCGGATCTTGCGAGAGTCGATGTATCTGAGCTCTTTGATACCCTCCTCTGGCTTAGTGACGTCGATGATGACCTGGAAGAACAGGCGGCCATCGATGTACCAGCGGCGGAAGATGTCGTATCCGAGCTTATTGAATTCTAGTAGGTCGATGATGTACTCGAACTCTTGACGAATCAACTTCTTGATCTTGTCCGGTTGCTCGAGGTCGTCGAGGTTGATGCTGACGATCGGCTCTTTTGGATCGTATACGATGGCCTCGTTGACGATGTCGTCGATGGCCGCGTCGACTTCCGGAAACTCCGCCATCACCCTGTACTTGGTGACTAGCTCGGCCTCGGTGCGGACGGCACCGTCCAGGTCCACATACGTACCGTATGCCCCTCCACCCTGAATGACTACCGCGCCGTCGTCGCTCTCCTTGGCGATGATCGTCGGGGTAGTATTAGCGTCGAGAGGCCTCTTACGGATCTCAAATCCAAAGAACTCTGCCATTTTATCTCCAGTATATTATGGGGAGAGCGTTAGCCCTCCCCTGTTCACTTCAATTAGCGCTGTAGAGACGAAGAGACGGTCTCGTCGAAGGCCACGCCAGGAGCGCGGGTAGTATCGACGGCCCAGTAGTCGTACTGGAAGGTGACCGAGAATTCTTCGATAGCGTCAGTCGACGACCAGTCGAGAGGGATCTCGCCAATGGCCGTCGGGAAGATGTTGTGGAACTTATACGCGCGAATCGGGGAACCAGTCTTTGAGTACTGGGTTACCACAGCGTCGGCCGTATAAGTCTGAATGCTCCTCAGGTTGGCCCTGAGGTTGCTGATAGAGTTAGACCACTTCTCGAGCGAGTTACGGAGAGCGAAGTCCTCATCGTTGATGATGGTGACAGTCCAATCCGGAAACACGCGGTCGCCAGGGACCTTGATGAAGCGGCCGAAGTATGGTACGTTGATGAACCCGATCTGGGAAGCCGGGAGCTGAGCAGACCTCACGAAGAAGCTGCTCTTTGCGCCGAAGGATCCGTCGACGGGGCTAGAAATCTGGACCTCGAAGAGGTTGTTCCTAGCGCCGTCGAACTTTAGACGAGCTCTGAAGTCGTTGATGTTGAAAGCCATGTTAGTCTTTCTCCTATGAGCTTATCTCTATTTACTGTCTCAGGCCGATGATCTCGTTGAACGCGACACCTGTCCTGACAGCGATGAAGTTCAGCTGGATGAAGTTGATCGACCTAGCTGGCTTGATGTAGATGTCACCGACGAACTCGTTGCGATCGATGATCTCCGGGGTGTTATTGGTCTCGTCGCAGACGACCTTGAAGTCGAAGATACCACGACGACCCTGGACGTCTCTGAGGTACGGCTCGACCAAGTTCCTGAACTGCGTTCTGGTGAACGCGTCGTTGAACTCGAAGAGGGTGTACTTAGCGGCCAGCGAGATGGCCTTCTCGAGGACGATGAAGAGCCTGCGGACGTTGATGCGATCGAAGGCCGACGGCTTACCGAGTACGGTCTTGTCTCCGTAGAGGAGAGTACCTGCACCCTGGATATTGATGACCGGGTTGACGTCGCTCTTGTAGAGACTGTCACGCTCGGCCTGTGAAGGATTGTAGGCCAGCTTGACGACGTTCTTGATGATACCGCGGTTGTATCCAGCAGGAGAGAACCACGGGTCGTTGGTGTCGTCAGTGCGAGCGCAGAGACCAGCGATGTCACCGTTCAGAGGCACCCAGCGATACACGTCGTTGTAGCGATCGTACATGTACTTGTATCCAGAGTCGATGACTCCGTAAGAACTGCTAGTGATAGCGTTCCTGAATGCCACGACGTCGTCTACTTCCTGGTAGATGTTGTTGATGACGGCATCGTAGTTAGGAGACAAGAATGCGACGCAGTCCTTACGGTGCTCGCAGATGTTATCGATGATGTAGTTACCGAGCTGCTGGCCACGATCTCCACCGCGAGCCTTGCCCTGGAGGACCAGGCTGATGTCTGCCTCGTTGGAGTTCATGAACTGGTCGTATGCGTCGTAGAGTACTGCCTCCTCGACGAAGTCTTCGTCTAGACCGTCTTTGCCGCCGACGAAGATGTAGGTAGCAGCCTCGGTATTAGTAGAAGAAGCTATCCCAGTAGCATTATTCGATGGAGCGTTGTCTTCGTCGTTGGCCCACCATACGTACTGAGACCCGTTATTGATCGCGTCCTTGTAGTAGATAGACGATCCCTGTTCGTCTTTTGCTTCTTGGACACGAGACAGGTTAGCGAAGCGCTCCAGGATCGTGCCAGGTACACCACTGAAGAGACCCTTGTTGTCGACGACTACTGCGTGAAGAGCATCATTTGCAGCTCCATTGGCTGCATTAGCATCCTGCGCAAACAGGTTGGCCAACCACTCGGACTGACCAGGAGCCTTGTCGAACGAGCCGAAGTACTCCCAGTAGCGATTGATAGAGCCTTCCGAGACCGCGGTCTTGATGCGAATCTTATTATTGACCGTCACAGTGAATCTAGCGTCAGACTTAACGATGTAAGTACCGCTATCTGCGCCAGTAGTAGCGCTGCTAATCACGATGTGAGAGGCGTTCTTAGAAGCGACAGTGGCGCCTGCCGGAATAGAAGTTCCACTGACCGAAGAACCGACTGTGATGTCCGCGATCGGTCCAGAAGTCACTTCGAGAGAAGTGGAGTTAGTCACGAAGTCGAAGGAGAATGTGGCATTGTAGAACGCAGGAGTGAAGCTGCTCTTCGCGACGATGCGGAGCATCTGCTTACCCACAGCATTATTACCTACCTCGATGAGATCGCCGACCGTCAGATCGGTGTGAAGACTGCTTCCACGAGTGTTAGCCGCAGTGACGTGAGTCGCATTGGCGTAGTCAACTGGAACTACTTTGATGCTCAGAGTATTGCTGCCAATGGAGCTAGTCATGAGAGAAGCAGCTGAGTTAATAGTCGTAGTGTTCGAAGCCAGTACGAGCGACTTATACCAGGCATCAGAGCTGTCGCAGACCGAGATCTTGAGAGAGTTGCCCATGGCACCTGGATACTTGGCGATCCACTTAAGGTCGGTGTCTGCATCGAAGTCGCCGTTAGCGGTCTTGGCGATGTAGTCCTTCTCATTCAAGACGTTGCGAACGAAGAGGAGGGTACTGTCTAGGTTTTCAGCGTCGTCATCGACGATAGCTATGGCCGACAGTGTGGCATTGGTGCTATTGGCCGCGCCGTCACCGGTAGTGTTAGCGGCGCGGCTGACGTAGAGCCTGTTGCCATATGCCAGGAAGCTGGCAGCGGTGAAGAAGGTCTCTGCATTCAAAGAAGTAGGCTTACCGAAGCGAGTGACGAGCTTCTGCTCGTTGTCCACTAGGACTCGTTCAGCGATCGGACCCCAACGGAAGACGCCGCCGATAGCACCCTCAGAGGTAGCAACGGCAGGGACGATAGTCGTTAGGTCGATCTCAGTTACATTTACACCTGGACTGAGTTGAGTTGGCATTATTTGTCTCCCTCTGGGAACGGTTAGTCAGATCGGATCTGAACTATTTATATTTTTCTCATTTTTGTTAGTTCGGCCAGTTCGTATTGACGTATATAGTGTCGACTATTTCCTCATTAGGAACAGTCTCCTCGTGACCGGTATTTATAAATCCGAAGGGCGTGAGCTCCTCCTCGATCATGCGAGCGTTCTCGTCGTATACCCCTCGCCTGAAGTCCACGTTAGTCATCTCCTTGTAGTAGGTCTGAGCGGTCAACCAGGCGAATAGGACGCAGCACATGACCAAGTCGTCATGACCTTCCTCGGCCTCGTAGGACTTGCCGTTCAAACTGAATCTGGACATCTCTTGAATCAGCTGGTAGTCATTGACTATCAGCCTGTCTTGCTCGACCATAGTCTTCAGATTGACGCAGCCGATGGCCTTGACCACCTTGTCGGTCCTGACACCTTGCCTAGTCTTGGTCTGACCGGCGAAACCACCGGTGAGCTGTATGCGCTTCTTTATCTGAGCCGTCGTCAAGATTCCGTCATATTCTAGGTCGTAGTGCAGGATGTCCACGATCTGCTGTCCAGCGTCGTTGACTTCCACGAGGATGCCGGCCCTGTTGTAGTTCATAGCAGCCTCGATGATGTACTTAGGATACGCCAGGACTGGTACCTTGTTGTCGCGGAACGTGGCAACTACCTCGTAGGGCATCTGAGTCACATCGAATACCACGAAGGCCGAGTAGTCTAGGCCGGCGCCGTGGCTGACGTCCACCACGGTCACATACTGGTGACCAGGCATAGGCCTCTTGTACATCTTGAACGAGGGCGAGGACTCTATCGGCAGCGCATACGACAGGGCCGCCAGCTTATTCGGATCGATCAGGGTGGCAGAAGATCCTAGGAATTCGCACCCAAATTCTACTCTAAATTGATCTGGCGAGGTGTTGCGGATCTGCTGCTCGGCCCACTTCTCGTCTCTGCCAGGCACGTCTGACCAGTGAACCGAGATGCGAGTGTAGTCGTTATGACCGCGCTCTGAGTCGGTCCATATCTTATAGAACATGTTAAGGCCGTTCGGAGTCGAGGTGATCACGACCTTAGTAGTCGTACCGGACGAGATCGTCGGGTAGACCGAGCTGAAGAACTCTTCCTGAATGTGGCTAGGTACGAACGCGAACTCGTCGAGGTAGATGAGGTTCTGAGAAGTACCACGGATAGCGCTCGACGAGGTGGCGGCCGCTAGAACCTTGGATCCATTCTCGAGCTCGATGTTACCCTTATTCCACTCCACCACTCCCTGCTGGAGCCACTTCGGCAGGGCCTCGTAGGACCTCTGGATACGGGACAGGATCTCTCGAGCCTGGGCCATCTTGTTGGCCAGGATGGCTACCGAGTAGTTCTCCTTGAAGAGGATACACCAGAGGATGAAGGCAGCGGCCGTGGTCGTCTTACCGACCTGACGAGGCATCTTCGCGATGGTAAATCTGTCATTGACG